AATCTATTGTTGCTGGTACACGCCTGTATGTGGCTTCTGGTGGTGCCGTTACGTTCTATACGAGCCTTACTGCTAGTCCAACCGACTGCACCAGTGAACCTGGTGGAAACGTTGGCTCAATGACAAGCGATGGTTACAACGTGTGGGTTTCGTTCGCTGCCAACGGTATTCGTGTAACCAACACGTCTACGGCTGCGTTCAGTGCCTACATCAGTGGTACGGATACGTTTACCAAAATCAAGTACACCAAAGGCCGTTTGATGGCTGCTGCTGGACCTACGATCTACAACTTTATTGGGAGTGGTCCACCAGGCGCAGGGTTGTTCACTCATGGCAACAGCACTTGGTCATGGGTGGGGTTTGCTGGTGGACAAAACCATATTTATGCGGCAGGCTACGCAGGTCAAACATCGTTGATCTATAAGACCACCATCAAAACGGATGGCACCACTTTGGATGCACCGACTGTGGCAGCCGAACTACCTGAAGGCGAAATTGTTACAGCACTAGATTCCTATTTGGGTTATGTGCTGATTGGTACAACCACAGGGTTTAGGTTTGCGTCATCGGATGACAACGGCAACCTTGTTGTAGGACCGTTGATTGAGGTTGGACAAGTGGATGCGTTTGCTTCACAAGGTCGGTTTGTTTGGTTCTCATACAAGAACCTTGATGCGACATCTACAGGCTTGGGGCGTATGGACATTAGTTCACAGGTTGCCACCAATCAGCCTGCTTGGGCAGCAGATTTGATGGTCACAGGTCAAGGTGCTGTACCTTCAATCAGTTTGTACGGCACACGCCCTGTATTCACGGTTACAGGATTGGGTGTGTACTGCGAACATGCCACCGATCTTGTTGCGTCAGGAACTATTGATTCAGGTATTTATCGTTGGGGAGTACCGGACAGCAAATTTATTCCTAAATGGGATTTGCGTACCGAGCAGTTGGATGGCACGGTTGCGTTGGCTGTGGCTTCTGATGGTGGTGGGTTTAACACGGTTGGCACACAGTCGGTTGCAAGCAGTTTGGAATCTACGTTTGATGGGTTTGAGACACGCATTTTTGAGGCTGAGGTTCGGCTCACTTTGACCCGTGCTGCTTCTGCCACGGTTGGTCCTGTGTTGACACGCTGGATGGGTAGGGCGTATGCGGCTCCGTTGCGTTCACAAATCTTTAGTGTTCCAGTGCTGTTGCACCATCAACTTAATGTTCGTGGTCGAGAATACTTTTTTGATGTGGATGACGAACTGTTCCGTTTGCGATCTTTGGTGGATACCCCATCGGTGATCACTTATCAGGAGAACAAAGATACCTATTCGGTGATTGTTGAGGATGTGCGTTGGCAACCTGTGGATTCGGCTCTTTCCCACAATGAGTGGGATTGGAACGGCACATGTACGATAATTATGCGTAGTGTAAGATAAAGGACAACTATGGCTGCTGTAACTAGACGACAATACAAGGGTGCTGCGGCACCATGCACAACGACAAACTCGTTGACTTCTGTTGACACATCGGTAACTTTGTCGGCTATCACAGGCTGGCCTTCTACGGCTGCTGTTCCGTTTTATGTGGTGATTGATCCTGGTACTTCGTCTGAGGAGAAGTGTTCGGCAACTATTTCGGGTTCTACTCTCACGTTGACTCGCGGGCAGGATGACACGACCGCTGTTTCGCATAGTTCTGGTGCAACGATCTATCCGGTGTTCTCAGCTGATGATGCTGATGAGGCAAATGCCTTAGCAGCGGTGATGACCACCCGTGGTGATCTTATTAAAATGGGTACGGGTCCGACCGTTGCTCGACTTGCTGTTGGTTCTTCGGGAACGGTTCTTTATTCTGATGGTACTGATCCTGCTTGGGCAAGTCTTTCAACTGCGGGTATTGCACCTGTGGCTTCACCTACGTTTACGGGTACTCCTGCGGCTCCTACGGCTGCGGATGGGACAAGTTCTACACAGATAGCAACGACAGCGTTTGCTAGTCCTAGTAGTGACCAGTATGTTTTAAGTTCATCTATATTCGGATAAAGGAATAACAACATGGCAACATTTACTAAACTAAAATTATCGGGTAGTACAGGGGGCAGAGGTATCGCTGTTGTTTCTACAACTATTGGTACGGGTTCAACTATCCATGCAACCAATACTACTTCTGGAAACATTGATGAAATATGGTTGTATGCAAACAACACTCATTCGGCTGCACTTGTTTTAACTCTTGAATTTGGTGGCACTACTTCAACTACCGACTACATTCAGCAATCTATTGCTGCAACACCTAGCGGTTTGGTGCTTGTTTGTGCTGGATTAATTTTGGCAAACACTGGTTCGGCGTTGACTATTACTGCGTCTACTACGACTGCCTCTAAACTTGAAATCTTTGGTTTCGTAAACAGAATTGCCTAAGCGATGACTAGGTACGCACAGCGCACACTTATACAGCAACCGACACTTGCTAATTGGGGCAAGGCTGCACCTACTGGTATCGGTGTTGTTGATGGTTATGGTGTTGCTACAGGTGGCACAGCGTTACCAACACCACCAGCAGGTTATTCGGGTATGTCGTTTACGGCAGACGGCACATTAACTGTTACTACAGCAGGATTATTTGATGTGATGCTTGTTGGTGGTGGCGGTGGTGGTGGAACAAAAATTACTGACGCATCAGGTGGTGGCGGTGGTGCAGGTCAATTATTTCAGCAAACAATTTATCTTGCAGCCACAACTTATACGGTTGATGTTGGCGCGCCGGGTGGTAGTAATAGAACCAACGGTTTAGCAACTCAACTTGGAACGGCGTTAGGTGGGATAAGTGCAACTGGTGGCGGATTTGGTGCGCAATACAATGACACGGTTATTGCTGGCGCAGGCGGTAGCGGTGGGGGTGCTCATGCGTCTGCGGGATTTGCTATGGGATTTGGTGGTAACAACGGTGGTGTAGGCGTTAGTTCACCACCAAACTATTCAGCTGGTGGCGGTGGCGGTGCTGGTGCTGTAGGTAGCAACGCACCAAATGCAACTACTGGCGGTGCAGGTGGTGCAGGTTACGATGTTAGCGCATTTATTGGTGGCTCGGCATTGTTTAAGGCTGGTGGTGGCGGTGGTGGTGGAACAACAACTGGCGGTGCAGGTGGCTCATCGGTTGGTGGTGCAGGTGGCGGTAACGCTTCGGGTTCAGCAGCAGCAGCAAATACAGGCAGTGGCGGTGGCGGTGGTGGTATAAACACGAGTGGAGTTGGCGGTGCTGGTGGTTCAGGGATTATTTATGTGAGGTTCAAAGTATGAGCGCAACATATTTCGCACAAGTTACTAACGGCATTGTTACGAAAGTTGCTGTTACTTCAGCAGAGTTTATGGCAGAAAATCCTGAACGCTATGAAGGTGAGTGGATTGAAACCTTTATTGGTGTTGAAGGCAAAACTTATGCAGGTATCGGTTACACATGGAACGGCACAGATTTTGTTGCGCCAGTAGTTGAGCCTGAATAATGTGGCTCGCACTTCTCGTTGGCTGATATTTGCGCCAGTAGCAATCTTGGCGTTGTTTGCACCGCAAGCCAACGCTGAACCAGTAGCAGGACTTAATACCACCTACTACGTCATAGACGAGATACCACCAACACGGTCAGAACACATCTATACCGTTTGCGGTAGTGAAGTGGAAAACAACATCAACCGTTCCTACGACGGTGAACCATACCTGGATTGCACGAACGATTTGTTCATGGTTTACATGACAGGCTTCATCGAAATACCTGTGCATGACACCATCGAGTTTTGGTTGGCATCAGATGACGGTGGCATCATTGACATCGGCGGTAACGAATGGGGCAACTGGTGGGACCAGGGTTGCACTTGGATGGAATCAGGACAGTTGAGCATCGACGCTGGTAGTCAGCCGCTTGACTTGTGGATGTACGAGAACGGTGGCTCATCATGCCTGCTTCTCGCTTGGAATATCAACAATCAGGGATGGACAATGGTTCCCGACTCAGCGTTTACAACTACTTATACGGAGACAACAACCACAACATGGGAATCTACAACAACATCCACGACTACAACGACGACCACTACTACTACTGCACCCTCTACGACTGTGCCTGTAACAAACGTATCGACTACTACGACACCTCAAATAATCTCCATACCCCAACCAGAACCGACAATGCCAGAGCCGCCAGCAACGGTTCCTCTACCACAAATAGAGCCGCCAGCCATCCTAGAGATACCAGACCTCGTACTACCAGAGATTGAAACATATCCTCCAGAAACATTAAATCTCCCTCCCGACACGTACCCTACTATTTATCCACCCGATACCCTACCGTTTGTTGAAGACCCACCCGACACCATGCCTCTGCCACCAGACACCCTCCCAGACGCACCAGAAACGCTTGACACGCTCCCAACAGAACTAATCGCAGAATTACCCCCCGAACTCGTAGAAGCCCTCCTAGACGCTAGCGATAGTGACATCCCCCTCACCGAAGAACAATTCAACACCGTTGTAGACACAATCAAAAACCTAGCCCCCGAAGAAGCAGTAGCACTCATCACCCAAATCCTTGCCACCGCAGTAACACCAGACCAAGCCACAGCCCTCGCCACCAACCCTGACGTGTTGGCTGTCATCACCGAAGAACAAGCCACAGAAATCTTTGAAACCATCGAAGTCCAACAACTAGACGAAACACAGATAGCCGAACTCACAGCAGCAATCCAAAACGCACCCCTCGCAGTCCAAAAAGTATTTGAAAAAACCATAGACATCTTCGGCGGATTCGACGACTACGTACCAACAGGATCAAACATCCCAGTAGGAGAACGCCGAACCCTCATCGCCATCGCAGCAGGGACAACCCTCACAGCAGCAGGTAGTAAGATAAGACGGAAATGAAACGCCTCACCAACCTCATCAAAGACAACGCCTGGACATACGCAGGCACAGGCTTAGTCTTGATCACCCTGTCAGGCCCAACACTCCGGCAAGCGGTATGGGTGGTTGGTGTATCATTGGTGTTACACGCAGCCTTAACTCTCAGCACAAAGGAATCAGAATGAAAAAAGCACAAGACATCGCAGGTCGTATCGTGGCAGTGTTCCTGTCCTCAGCGTTGGCTATCGTCGGCGGTAGTGCCGTGATCGCCCCTGAACTAGAAATTTGGAAGTCGGCTGTGCTTGCTGGTTTCGCTGCTTGTGCAACAGTTGTGCAAAAACTTGCTCAGGCTTCGCTTGATGGTAAGTTGACGATGGAAGAAATCAACAGCGCGTTCGGCGCAAAGGCGGTAAAGTAATGGCTATGAAAAAAGCAGCACCTAAAAAGGTTACATCTGTTAAGCGCGGCAACGTTGGAGAACAAGACGCAGTTTCAATGTTTAGAGACACTGCCCTCAAATCACTTAAACAGGGTAGGGCAATATCTGTTGAAGAGCGTTACTATGTAGAAAATCCAAAGCAAAAATTTGCACAGAGTAAAGAAAACATTAAGGAATACTTTGCACCAAAGAAATCTGCTGCCGCTGCCGCTGCTGGTAAATCAGCACAACAAATGAAAAAAGACGCAGCCAAAAAAATTAAGAAGAAGTAATTTTAGTGGCGTACCCTGTTGTACCGGTCAAACTTTGTGTACACCTGAAAGGTGCTGTCCCAGGCAAACTAGCCGCAGACAAACTACGCAAAACTGTTGGTGGCACGTTGCATCATTGTGCTGCTGATGCGTGGGAAGCGATGGTTGCAGCCGCAGACAAAGACGGTATCAAACTGACACCGACCAGCAGCGGTGACACATATCGAGATTACGAAACCCAAAAGCGGGGCTTCCTCACAAGGTACCAAGTGGAACCAATCGTGGGTCAAAGCACGAAAACGTTTGAAGGTAAGAAGTGGTATCTCAAAAAAGGTATGGCGATGTTGGCAACGCCAGGCAAAAGCCAGCACAACCTCGGTATCGCAGTCGATGTGTCCACAGCATCAGGCCCTAGACTTGCATGGATGCTAGCCAACGAACACCTTTACGGTTTCTCACACGAAGTTCAATCAGAGCCCTGGCACATCCGCTACACCCAAGGAAACCAAGTCCCACCTGCTGTTGCAGCCTTCGTTGCTGCGAAAGCCGTATGACATGGATGCTGTTTGGGCTGCTGTCGTTACTGGTAGTTTTGGTCTGCTAGCAATCGTTGTAGCCAAACTAGGCAAAGAAAATCGTGAAGACCACGCCATAGTGCAAGGCATCCTACGAGGAATGCACAAGTCTTTGAACCGAACAGAAGACAAAGTAGACAGAATTGACGGTGCGCTCACAGACCATGTAAGGTCCAAGCACAAC